AAACTTCTATCATCTTGGTTTTGTTCTGCCATAATTTATTTACCATTTTCTGCAAGACCAATATCTTGCTTTTGTTCTAGGACCTGGGGTTTCACAATTGTGTCTTGCTCTGAAAGATTTTCTTCTTTCTGGATTTGATTTTTTAATTTTTGCTCCCTTTTCACCAAAGTTTACTTTAATTACCTTTCCAGTTTTTGGGTTTTTAACATAAACCTTAAATTTCTTAACATCACCTTGTGTTGGTTTTCCTAATTTTACTTCTCTACCCTGATATTCTGCTTCAAACACACAAGGGCAATTTGCTTCGGTTAGTTCATTTGAATAAGATTTAAGATAATTGATAAAATCATCCATATCTTCCTGCTCAACATCTAATTCATCATAGTCATCAATCGGATTGTCTTGCGGAGTATCTCCCATAGCGTAAGCCTGGTCAACATATTCATCTTCATTTAAGATATTTGTTAATCTAATCATAGAATTTCTATTTTGGCATATACCATAAATATCAACATTTATTAAAACACTATAATTTATAACCACTGTGATAAATCCTCGAAGTCATCTCCTATTCTCATTTTCCAAGGATTATCACTTCTATCCGATGGTCCATATACCCCTTCATATTGTTGATTCGATGATATACCACCTAAAGTTCTTTTCGTCAAATCAATTCCTTCTTGTCTTAAACGAAGTGCAGTATCTCTAACCCACAATCCAATACAAAAAGCCATTGTCAAATCGTCATTATAACCTTTCATAGCTTCAGCTCTACCATTCATAAATATGAATGTAAACAATTCATCTATTAAACGATTGGAACGAACTACAACTGCTTTTTCTCTAAAGTATTCATCCAACTTAGATACAATTAATGGTCTAGTCTTAGAAGTTGTAGAGAATCCAGCAACCATCTGCCTTTCATCTGCACGATATTTGTTTCTGAGTTGGTTTTCCACATCCACATATTTTAAATCCTTACTCATATAGAATAAGTTTTTGTATGCTCTATCAATTACTTGCTGAATTGTTGCCCAACCAATGTTTGCGTTCTCTATTACAAGTAAAGCATCGTTATATTGTGTAGATAATTCAACTAAGAAATTTCCAAAATCTTTAGTATCAACCTTTCCTTTGTACTCTGCTACCTGAGTACAACTTGTGATATCCATAACATGAGCTGCGGAGTAATCCGAACCATCACCTCTAGCCACATCGGCAATTACCATATAAGAACCATTTGCAGTTGGATATTCCCATCTCCAAAGGTTGCCATCAAACCCAGTCTTTTCTAGTGGGTCTTGACAATACGATTCTTTATAGAACATTAATAGTTCTGGGTCAATAACAGTATCACCAGAAGATACGAAGTCACAATCACATTCCTGTGCAGCTTTCTTTGCACCTAATAGTTTTTCTTGTTCAGCTCGCCACACATCTCCTCTTTCAGGGTGTACTGTCCAATGTAATCTGATTGTATTGAATGGATTCTGTCCTTCTTCTGCTCCTAACCAAGTTTTATGAAACCAGTTACCCACACCATTAGGAGTAGAAAGTGCAATACAACTACCACCCGTAGATAGAGTTGATTGAGCTGCCACCCAAATCTCATCGATATCATCAATGAATGCGGCCTCATCAAATATAAGAAGTGATAAGGCTTCCGAACGTCCTGCATCAGGAGAAGATGCAATCGCTTTAATTTGAGAACCGTTATTTAAACGAAGTGATAATTTGTTATCTTCCAAAGAACCACCTTTTAACCAAGAAGGAAGTAATTCATGCATTACCCTTACTTTAGTTACTAAGTTCTTTGCTACATCTTGTTTAGTTGCAATAACCAATACGTTAAAATCCGAATTAAATATCATTTTCCAAAGTGCATATCCAGCCGATAAGGTTGAGATACCAGTTTGTCGTGATTTTAGGACTATGTTAAATCGGTTATCTTTGAATTGAGTTAGTGTACTTTCCTGAAATGGGAAAAGGTGAAAAGGTATCTTACCTCTCACCGGATGCTGAATCATACAATACTTTTTCATAAAGTGAATTGGGTCTACCGCACACTTTTTGTATTCATCAGCTATTATCTCTTTTAGAGATTTTTTTTGTGTTATACCAGTACTCATATTAATCAACTGGTGGTTTTACTAAATCGTAATCTTTATCCTTCAACTTATCCCAAGCCGCATTTCTTAGTTTGATTGCGTGTTGGATTTCTTCTTCAAACCGAGTTATATCTGCTAGGATTTCTGCTTTTAATTCCGTTACATCTCTTTCCATGCTCCACTTTTCAATTGTACCATCCTCATTTACAACTTCGTATGTTTGTTTAGCATCGTTATATGCCTGTTGGAACTGTGAAACTACATCTTTACCATAGGAAATCATATTATTATATATCTTATAATCTTCATACGCTTCCCACAAACCATCTAATTTAATTTTAGTTTCTTTTTTGGCCAAACAAGTTGTACAATATCCTGTTTTAGATATTAATTTTTTATCAACTCTATTTAGCTGAATAGTGTTACAATCATCGGCTTTACAACTATTTAATTTAGCCAAATACGCCCTCGTTTCGGCCATTATATCCCCCAATTCAGATACTTCTATCTTACCACCGGCGTGTTGTTCCCAAGATTTACCATTTTCATCAGTCCATCTTTCGCCAACTTTTCTTTTAATTTCTTGCTTGTCAGTCCCTGCAAATGATATTTGTGTGTTTTTTTCGTATTCTCCACCACTTAATACCATGTTTACCAACTTCCTACGAGTTGGATGCATAAATTTTTTATCAAATTCTCTTGCCATATTATACTTAATATATTCGTATATATAAGTATATCAAAATTGAATAAAACGATTATCTTCCGTATTTAAAAATACCTAAAATTTGATTTAGGGGTGCAAATGCACCAGTTAATTTGTAAGTATTACCACCATAAACGAATACAATTCCTTCGTTTGGTACGATTTTATCAAACCCACCCAAAGAGTTTAATCTACTTAGTTCTATTTTTAATTTTTCGATTTGTTGTGGGTTACCACTTGCTTTTATTTGTTTTATAGCATTACCTAATTCAGCTCTCAATTGTTTTGTAGCAGAATCTGGATTCGCAGTCAATACAGATTCCATAAACGATAATACATCCGCACCAACACCTAAAAATATTTCTTCAAATTTCATTATATTTTCTTTTGCTATTTTAGCTTGGTCTTGTTTATCAGTTTTATCCGCCCATTCTTTTATTTTGGCGTCCTGTATTTGATTTATACGAAACGATTTATCTCCAAACGCCCATCTTTTAACTAATCCTATTTTTTCTTGTGCATCTAATTTCTTCGCACCTTTTTCTACAAAGTTTGTCCACCAAGCTTGGTGATAATCCGCCACTCCATCGGTATCCTTTAATGCAAACTCCTTTTGTAGTTTGTTAATTAATCCAATATATTTTCCTTGTAATTTAGAAAGTTCTTGTGATTTTGGAAGTTTTTGTATAGGTGGTCCTTGAATCGTATATGTATCTTGCACATGCTTATTAACCTGCTTAATCATCCCTGCTAATATTTTTGCAGCTTCCTGATTTTGTCCGATTACTTCTCCCTCTTTATCATATTCAAATGTACCATGAAATACTAAAAGATTCTGTCCATACGGTATTACGTTTGAATTTTTTGGGTATATTACCTCTAAATTCATAAAACATGTACCATCTTTAAATATTTTTTTACGTTGTGGCTCTGATAGAGAAGCAACTGCTTTTGAAAGGTCATTCATAGCGTATGTGTACGCATTTGTTAATTCCCCTCTCCCAGCAAATTGTTGTGCAACTTGTCCTATTGTCATAGCACCCTCACCTTTATTTTTTGTATGAGATTTATTACGAGCTGCAACTAATCTACCATTAACCCAACTAATTGCCAAAGCCTGACCATCGGTCTTTTCTCTTGCCAATTCCAAATCACCGGTTAATGCTTTTTTTACAATATTTTTTAAATCACCAAATGTAAGGTTCATCTGAATATCAAATGGATGGTTCATGTGACCGTACGCACCACCTTCTAACAATAAAGATTCGTTTATTGATTCTTTTTTTAAACTTCTTTTCTGAAGAACTAATTGATTGATTTGAGAAAATATATCCGCAATATCTTTATCCAATTTCTTTTCATCTGCACTCATTGGAGATTCGATATCAACATTAGAATAAAGTTTTTTCTTTTTTGCGATTAATACCTCTGCTTTTTTTAGTAAATCAGATTTTACTTTATCCAAATCTTTTAGGATTTCAGATGAAGTGGCTTCATTTGTAGATTCGAATGCAGATGGTGTTTTAATTTTTCTCCAACCTCCACCAGGTGTTCTAAATATTCTAGCCGGTATTGGT